CTAATAATGTCTTGATTGAGTGACTACTTCGATCGTGTATAATTCTCTAACCCGCTGCATTTCAAATTCTACGTCCGGATATTGTACTTTGTCTGGATTGAGTGCCTGACAGAGAAAAGTTTGATTCTCTATGTTGACGGCCGTAATCTTTCTGAAGATTATTTGCGAGTCGACGTGAATGATAAAAAATTTATAACGCGCCGCCAAAGATTTGCTGATCCAATTTGTTCTGTCAATAAACCTACCGGTAACAATACTTCCGCCGAAAATTGAATCCTTCGAACCGTCGACTAAGCTGTCATCAATCACCTGAAATGACATATATCTCGAGAAATTTAGTGAGGGCACGCCGATGGCATGCTTTGGCAACAGATCCAAACTAACCTTCTCCCAATTCATGATGTATTCGGGATATTCAATCTCATCAACGTACGGAGTGATGACTAGATACCTATCCTCACCTAGCCGGCGCAACTCAGTCTCCTTTACCATCTCCAGCAGCTCCACACGATCCTCCGCCCACCAATCACCAAATTTTTTTATGTTCTCCATTTGAGATTTTGTGAAAAACATTTTTCCTAAGCCCGTTTCTACCCAGTCCGAATTTAGATCACGGAAGTTTTGAATAATTGGAGTAAAAGCTTCCCGACTTAAAGGCTCGCCTGAGATTTTGACGTTCTCCAATACATCCGGACTTATACCTGTGAGTTCACTTACCTCTCTGACAGAAAGGTTTTTAGCTTCAAAATATTGAAATAGGCGATCGCCGAAGGATGGCAGCTTGTAGGTGTTAGTTAGGGCCTCTCGATTTGATTGATCACCTTTTCCAGTTTTAAGCCAATCAAAACTTACATTGAAGTTTATTGCCAGTTTTGTAAGAGTTTGATCATTAGGAATGCTCTGTCCTTTTAGTATACGACCAATAGTGGATTCCGATAAACCGGTATACTTCGATAAATAATAAGAAGTTAAATGCTTCTCCTTCATGAGGTCAGCTAATCGAGTAGCAATCGTGGCCATTAAGTAGAATGTTTCTAAATTTCTATTACTTCCATAATACTTCCAATCAAAGTTTGATAGAAGTATTATGGAAGTATATATTTGTATGTTCAATTGTTTATACGGTCAAATGTATAAACAAAAGTTTAAACAAACAGTACAATCATATTAAACGGTAGTAAAATGGAGGAATTAAGAACAGCACATGCAATCGAGAAGGAAGCGAAGGAATTAGAGATTTACAATGAGTTCTTGCGATTGATGAGACACCCTGGGGCAATGAAAAGTAGGGTTGCCCAACTTGTTAGTCAGAAGTATAATCTACATTCAAACGCTACTCTTTACAACATTCGGAGGAGAGTGGAGAAACGTGTAAATGGTGCCAGTGCGCCATTCAGCCTATGAAAGCGCTATCTATTAACCATTTCAATGGTCTCCCAGTAAGAGTATTTGAAGATGAAAACACCGAACCTTGGTTTGTTGGGAAAGACATTTCAGAGATCCTCGGCTACTCGTCAACTAGCAAAATGATAGTTCATGTGGATGAAGAAGATTTCATACATGCCAATTTGGAAGGTATGAATATGAAGTCAATTATCATCAACGAGCCTGGCCTCTATTCGGCAATTCTTGGGAGTGAAAAGCCTACGGCGAAGCCTTTTAAGCGCTGGATAACGAAAGAGGTGTTGCCGTCTATTAGGAAGCACGGCGCGTATCTTACGCCTGAACGCACTGACGAGCTCATTAATAATCCCGATCTGATTATAGAACTGGCGACCTCGTTGAAGGCGGAGCGTGAGAAAACGAAGCAGTTAGAACATGCAAATAAGATGTTGCAGACTAAGGCCGAACTAGTGGATCGAATCGTTGACAGCGATGAGATGATCGACGTCGGACAAGCTGCAAAGATACTATCATTGCCATTTGGCCGAAACACTTTGTTTACCAAGTTGAGGAATTTGGGCATCTTATTCAAAGATCGAAACGAACCGAAGCAGGAGTATGTCGAGAGGGGTTATTTCGTCCTTAAAGAAAAGTTTATCGACCGCGACAATCATGAAGGATTCACAGTTCCCAAAGTACTGGTTACACAGAAAGGCTTAGCTTATCTTCATAAAATACTATAATCGGCCTTAGGCCCAAATTCTTATCCAAGATTAACAAGATTTCTCACAAAATCTAAACAGGAGAACTATGTCTCAAATGATTGAAAATCCATTTCAATTTCTCTTTGATAAAATGGAAAAAATTGAGTCAAAGGTTGACGTTGTTGTAAGCGCAAGGCTAAATGCCGATGGATTAAACAAGGACGAATTCCTATCTGTGGAACAAACCGCCGAGTATCTAGGTGTGAAGACTTCTACGATTTACAGCTATACCCGTTCCAGAAAGCTTAGGCATTATAAGAGGGGATCTATGATTTATTTCAGACGGTCAGATATCAACGCCTACATCGAACAGGGTCTTGTTGAGGGGAAGTCTGCATTTCAAAAATACATTCAGTAAGATTAATCAACCATAACCACTTATTCACATGAAAACTACGCAAATTAGTTTAGGAGATCGCTATGCCCAATTTTTAATGGAAGATGCAGAATTAAGCGTGTCTGCATGGTTTCAGTTCATGAGTCAACACAGCTCCTATTGCGGTGTATTCAGCCAAACAGATTTTTTTGCTGATCTGTGCTTTTTCGAAAAGGGGCTATATATCTGCACGCAGAATGGCTTAAACACAATACTGTTGCAAGTAGGTGAGTCCGTGTTCAGGAATGATAATCCCGTCTGTTTAACATTACCAATCGAATTTGCCGAATACATGGATGACATGGATGAGTTCTTGACTGTATACCGGCGGATCGTAAACATATATAGCGAGGCGTTAGCATGGGAGCAGACCAACTCCTGTAACGGAAGCATTGAGGAAGCCAATCGAATGAGAGATTTCTTCTTGGACGTAGTCACGGAATTCTTTCACTGCGCTAACCAACTAACAGTGACCGATACGGGGAAAAATGATCGATTAGACAGGTTGAGGGACTCTGGATCTGCTGGCGCTATTTGGAACACTCAATCCTTAAATTGAGGTCAAACGGGTCCAATCGTAATTTCTACCGATAAGTACCTTAACTCTAAGGTAAAATAGTTGCGGCCGCCTCTTCTAAAAATAGTAGTCTTATTTAAAAACACTCACAACATGTTACTAAATAACTTAAGAACATACTTCTATGTAAGACCTGCTAGCGTTGCGGGTAAGAAGGGCATATTGTACTGTCGCGTAATGGCGGAAGGTAAAGTAATAAGCCTTAATTCAATTCCTAATGTCCGCCTATTCAAAGAAGAGTTTGATCACTCTAAACAAAAACCTCTGCCAAATTGTGAAAACGGGCTTCTTTGCATAGCATTCATCAACGAAGTCAATAAGGCATTGAATATGCTCCATATTGATTACGAACAAAAAGGGAAGGTAATCACAGACAAGGAAGTTAGAACGGTTCTTAGAGGCGCTGAATTAAAGGCAAAAGGGGAGTTGCCGAAACACCCTACCTTCTTAGATGTTTATAAGATGTGGCTAAAAGATAAGAAGCAATCAATAGGTACAGAAATAGCAGTAGGAACATATAACCAGTATAAAGGGTATCTTTATAAGACAACGCTGATTCTCGAGGCTATTGATATGGTTGACACGCCGATCAAGAACTTTACTCCGTTGGATTTCGAAAAGATCCAGAGATCGGCACTGCAACAATGGGCTAAGGGGACTGTAATACGTTTTATGCCTACAGTCCGTGGAATTTTCGACTATGCAGTTAAGATAGATCTCATTGTTGAGAACCCAGGTACAGATATCAAAAAACTAAAAATGCCAGCCAGTGAAAAGAAAACACCTGTCTGGTTAGAACCCGAACATCTCGCAGCGTTTTCTACAATTTCGCTCGAAGGCCGTGAGGATAGAGTAAGAGATGCCTTTGTGTTTTGCTGTTGGACAGGCCTAGCAACGGGAGAATACCAGCTTTTGGACAGCAGAACCAGTGCAAATAAGATTGAAAAGAAGAAAGCGGTCAAGTATATCGAGCCAGGTACTTTGGAGGAGCATGACGGGATTTTCATTTTGCACGGCCACCGTCAAAAAACCGGAACACCTTTTAGAATCCCTTTGTTACCGGAGCCGATGAGGATCATCAATAAGTACGGCGGATTTGACAATCTTCCCTTTGATGTCGTTCAAAATCAAGGGCGCATTATCAATGAGATTGCGCAAAAGATTGGGTTTAAAAAGAAAATCGTCTGGCACACAGCTCGAAAGACGATGGCAAATTATCTCCTAAATGTTAGAATGATCAATCCGGTCTACGTCACCGAAATAATGGGATGGGTGTCTATTGCAGAGGCGAACGCGTATGTACGCGTGCAAGAATCTTCAATTATTCGCGCACTGTTTGGAGAGGTTGTAAAACCACAGGATCCGTATTTTGAAGCGCAAGGGAGACCCGTTAAACATCTACAAATGTCTGTTGTAAGAGGTGTTGGGTAGGAAAGTGCTTGTCAAAAGGAAGTGCGACGTATTCATAAATTGGGAAAGTATAATTATCGCATTTAAAAAACACTAGTAAATTATATCCATTTGTCCGGATCCCGATCCGGACGGAGTGATACTTTAGGGTAAATATTCCACTGATTCATGGGGCAATTGGTTAGTTATTCTTACCAATTCTCTAAATGAATAAACGTAGGCGTCGCCAAGGCTTCCTTTGTTTTCAATATCCCTGGCAGCGTTGTCCGCCAGCTCCATAATCACTTTACCTCTCACTCTTATTTTGTTGCCTAATATTAGGAATGTAAATCTGGTACTCCACGCGAATTTAAGATTCTTGTCTTTCGTTTGTATTAACCCAGTTTCCCGGTCTACTTCGTCTATCTCATAGCCTTGATCCATTAGGTAAGCCGTTATCCCTGATACTATCTCTTTTGATGAGTGAGAATCACTAACGGTAAGTATTACTTGCTTTGTACCTCTTGGAATAGAAAGGACTTGCTTTTTTAGCTCTTTATCAGACTGAGCAAAACAAAATGAGGAAAGCGTTACTAATAAGACAAATACTGCTATTTTCATTTATTGATTTTTTACATTTATTTTCGATAGAGGGTAGCCAGCAAGGTAAACCATCTTTCGATCTAATACCGTATGGATCAAAAAAATTGATTATTCGGCGAGGCCAACTGAAGGTATTTTGCATTGGTAAATGCATTGGTATTGCTTTGGTAAATTTTGATAAAGCAGTCACCAACCATAATACCTACTTTATTTTTAGGTACATTCAACAGGCAAAGCGAAATCATAACAAAGTACCAATTTCTTGATGTTCCTCGGTCGTGGAGTTTCTGTGGCAGAAATTTTAATTTACGAACAGAAATCTTTTCGCCTGTGTGTATACGTTCGTAATACGATCGCACTCCGAAGGCATTAACTCAGGTTTTCTTTACCTGTTGGATAGGCGGTCGGTTTACCTAACGGTTATCCCGTTAACTACCTTGATAAATAGCAATTGCTAGGCAAAACTTGGCAAATTATAATTGACTTACAACCGTAACCGTATGTGTTTCAGTCGTGGTTTGCTTTTGTAACGCGTTACACAGAAAGATGTAACGAAGCGCACGACCAGAAGTAATGGTGATGTTAGTGGTGCAGCTGCGGTGTAATATTGCACCACTGCAGGTGGGAATTAACTCCGGCACGGTCGCAGGCACAACAACGGCTAAGTAGAACTAGCCGCAAATATCCTAATGGTAGTGAATAAACTAACAATACGGTGCCCGTTTCCACCGATTAGCCTTATTGCCTAAACTTGCAACAGAATTAAGGAGATATACAGTATTCAGCCCTATTTAGAGAGAATAAAGTGGGAGGACCTCTTCATTACCTTAAACAGCCATAATTTGCCGTCAAAGACAAAAAGTTTACCCGGAAAGTCGTTTTCAGACAATTCGGCTCCCAAATTTCCTACTTTTCCGCTAACAGGTGGCACAAATTGAATCCCCCCATCGGAATAGCCCGCCAACGAATATTTTTGTTGACGTCTTCTGTAATTGGAAACAGTGGATGCGCAACAGCCATACTTGGGAGCAAGCCACGTAGTCGCAATTCGATTATCCCATCTCCTTAGGTTAGGATTTCGAACCTTTTCCACGCTTTTGTCTCGCAGGTTGATTGTAGTGTATCCGTTAATCTTCTGAGACTGGCGAATGACAGAAATCTCAGTTATAATTTCATTTAAAATCGACCGCCAATCTGCAATGCTGCGGATTGTCAAGGAATCTAATAATTCATCAGACAGTCGAAAGTATCTTCCATTCCTCTTTACACCAAAAGCTTTCTTGTAGCTAATGACGCGGTAATGATCATTACCCTGATCTTCAACTAGCCCTCGTTCAATTAAGCAGGTTAAATGCTTTTTAGCAGCGCGAGGTTGTAGTTGGATCGCATCACAGAAGGATTTAAAATAAAACCCACCAGCGGATTTGCTGGCATTCCTTCGGATGATAATATAAGAAAGGAAGTAGCGCCCCCTGTCGAGTTGTAAAAACTCTTGCTCAGCTAGCCCTACGTAAATCTTGCTATTATTCATCTAATACGGAAGGGCATAAAAAAACCCTGAAATGTGGGAGGCCATAACAGGGTGTGAGCTTTAAGCTCGGTTAAACGGTATCGCAGCCTCCCAGATACAATACCGTCTTTGATGTAGTAAATATAAGAAATAATATCCAAAAGTAGATACCATTAATATCAAAAGTTATCGAAATTCCTTATTATTTCATCTATTGTATTGCAGATTGCATAGATTATGACTATATTTATGTATATAAAAATGGATGAAGTGGCTGAATTGTGGGGCGGGTTTCTGCCCTATGATTTTCTTTTCAATCGACTGAAATCAAGATTGACTCCTAAGCATTTTACTCCTGCGATGAAGAATAGATTTGAATGCAATAACCCCCCACGGATTTGGTAAAGAAGGAAAGGAGTGAGCGATGGGAAGTACTTGACAGTATGCTAGACGCTTTGGATAACAATCAGAAATTTCCATCTGGGACAAAACTGCTAATCGAAATCGAGGCACTTCCAGATGGTGAACCATGTGATCATATTGTGGCTCTTGATTATCTGGATTTCGAGAATAAACAAAGCCTTAGTGGAGTCTTCCGACTTTTGAAGATTAAGGGAACCTGTCTATAAATTGAAGAGAGATAAAGCAGCTATACGAAAGATTCGTGACAGTCGGCAATGGCGTAACAGAACCAGGCCCCAGCAACTTCTTGACTTCCCGTATTGCCAATCATGCGAAAAACATGGACGCTTGGTTGAAGCCGTTGAAATAGATCACAACGTTCCACTTGATGAAGGAGGAGAGCCGTATGATCCTGACAACCTCAAAAGTCTTTGCAAGCGTTGCCACGTGATTAAAAGTGCCGCAGAGGCAAGAAACAGACACAGGAATAAAAGTATAAATCGGAACGTATGATTGATGTTATTGTAAGAGAAGTAAGTAAGCTGAACCGCCACGTAGATAGTCATGAAGGCGATCTTACCCTGGCATTTGTTAAACTATCAAGAAGAAACGCGAAAAGAAAATGGCAGCCGTATAAATTGTTTATTAGCGATCCTTTCGCTCCTAAGCACCACGAAGTAAGGCAGAAGCTACATGAAGGCTTACAGTACCTGATAGATCACTTGAATGAAGAAACCGACAAGGTTAAGGTTATCATCCGCAAGGACAATGGTGATTACTATAAGGTCTCATGCACCATCAGAGCACCATATTTGAGGTAAGGTACGGGCAGGAAAAAAATTTGTAAATAAAACGTATATATAACACCGTTAATTTTGTTACTTCTGGGCGCAGGATGGAGGAGACATTAACAAGGCATGTTCCGGTAGAGGGAGTCAGAGTGAGAGAAAGTAGCCTGGGTTGCCATTATCAACTGTTCGTTAGCCGCAATGAGTTTTTCAATCAGGAACTTATTGTAAAGATTGAAGATGATAAGGTGAGGTTCCAAAGGCCTACAATGTCATACTGTGGTAAGACAAATAAGCCGAGCAAGCAAGGTATGGCATACAAACTAACGTGCCTAATCACCAGCTTAATTCCATTAGGAGATTACATGTTCGATAAAGACGAAAGCAATGAGGATGTGAAGGTGATCTACTTGGAAGATCTAATCCCGAGGTGCGGATACCTTCAAGTAGAGGCAGTTCTGGAAGGAAACACAATATTAGGTTCTGTGACAAGTTAACCTAGATCCATTGGTTAGGGCTATTAACGAGTTCGCGTAAATTGAGCGTACCATCACGTGTTTGGAGTCTTGATTACGCTCTACGACAATTTCAAAGCATGTAGTATGAATTCCACAAGACCGAAGGGGGGAGGGGGTACCCGAAAAGTTTGAGGAAGGAAATATTGGCAACCCCTTGCAGCCGCAACCATACACTATGTCAAAATTCAGGTACTGGGGGTATTAGTAATAACAACTGGAGATAGTTGGGTTTTTTACAAACTATCTAGGAGCATTAATCAATAAAGAACACTTAAGAATGCCAGCAGGTAGACCAAAGAAACCAACCGCGCAAAAGAAACTCGAGGGTACGCTACGCGCAGACCGGCAAATTGAAAACGAGATGATGCCGAGCAAGATTGAGTTTGTCCCGTCAGCTCCAAGGTATCTATCAGCCGCTGCAAAAAAGGAATGGAAACTAGTTTGCAATGAGCTTATCAGCCTAGATATGCTAACCGCCGTCGACCTGGCTTTACTATCTGCTTACTGTCGGGAAATGGGCGAATATATTATGGCATGTGAGAAGTTAGATGATCCCTCAATTGGGTACGTAATGACGATCAATCGGTCAGACGGATCGGTTTATTCACAGGTTACACCCTGGGTAGGCATTAAGAACCAAGCCTTACAGAAAGCTCAAGGTTTGGCTAATCAATTTGGTTTTACTCCGGCAGCGCGAGCTCGTTTAGAAATGCCAGAAAAGACAGACGACCCATTGGCAAAAGCTTTAATGAGATTAAAAGAAGCGAATGGCTAACACCCTCGAATCTGGATTTGGATATGCAGGTGACGTACGATCTGGTAGAATACCTGCTGGCGAATTTATACGCCTTGCCATTGAACGGCATTACAAAGACATGGAGCGGGCCGATGACGTAAAGCTTCGATTCAATAAGGATCTTGCCGAAATCGCATTGGAGTTTTTTAACCTAATTTCTTTATCGAAAGGAGAAACGGACGGCGGGCCTTTTATTTGCTCTCCTTGGCAAGCATTCGCGGTTGTAAGTTTATTTGGCTGGCAATCATGGGATGAGGAAAAAAGGCGCTGGAAGAGGCGATTTAGGGAAGCATACATAGAAATTCCAAAGAAGAACGGAAAGACTAGCTGGGGGGCAGCAATTGGCCTATTAATGCAGTTTTTCGATGGTGAGAACGGCCCGGAAGTATATTCGGCAGCTTTTACCCGAGATCAGGCGCTTCAATGTTTCGACGAGGCTAAGGCCATGGTGGAAAGGTCTGCCGCATTAAGGAATCATGCGAAAGTAAGCCAGTGGAATATTTTATATAAAAAGAACCGGGGCAAGTTCGCGCCGGTGTCGCACGATAAACGTACCACTGAGGGGAAAAACCCCCATGCCGTTATTCTTGATGAGTATCACGTTCATGAAAATGACGGCGTAAGGAATAGTTTGCAAACCGGTATGGCAGCCAGGAAGCAGCCGTTATTCTTTATCATCACTACCGCAGGAGATAATAAATTAGGGCCATGCTATAAGTACCGGGAAATCTGCATAAACGTCCTAAAAGGGAAGTCCAAGTTAGATCAGTCGTTTATCCTAATATATGGGATTGACAAAGATGATGACTGGAATGATGAGACTACCTGGCGAAAAGCTAATCCTAACCTAGGCATCTCGGTTGAAATGGATTACCTGCGTGGAGCTTACCAAGCAGCAAAGCTTTCCGGAACGAAGGAGGTTGATTTTAAAACCAAACACTTAAACCAATGGGTTGATGCGGCTGTCACGTGGATTCCATCCGAGATTTGGGATGCCTTATCCAAGCCAACATACAAAATTCCGGAGGGATCCGCTTTCTACGGCGGTCTCGACCTGGGATGGTCTAGAGATATAGCATCTTATGCCATGTACTTTCCTGAACAAAAGCATCTTAGAGTATTGCATTACTGTTCAGAAGAGGCAGCCGAATACGCCGTGAAAAGCGGAATCGAGTACAAAGATTGGATAAACGAGGGCTTTCTTATTGCCACGGAAGGCAAAACCACCAACTACAAGTTCATTCTAAAAGATATATTAGATTCCGCCACAGAATATAATCTCCATATTCTGGGATATGATCAGTATTCAGCGCAAATGCTCAAACAGGAGTTAATAGACGAGCTTGGTACGACATACGCTGTAAAAGTAAAAGAGGATGGAACGCCCGATTACCGTCATCATAATAAAGTTCAAGCTTTCCGTCAAGGATTCCTTTCTATGGGTCCTGCTGTAAGCCTATTCGAGGAAATGATAATTAATGGTGAGATCACGCACGATGGAAACCCAATCACTGCCTGGATGCTTGGAAACGTGGCAGTTGAATCAGATGCAGCTGGAAACAGGAAGCTTTCGAAAAAGAAGAGTAAGGAAAAAATTGATGGTATTGTCGCAGCGATTATGGCAGTGGGGGAGTATTCCCTCTGGCATTTGGCGATCGATGGTCGAGTTAACGAGGAAACTTTTGATGTCTATTGAGAATGACCCTAGAAAAAACAGATCTTCAGATCACCAAAGAAGCTTATTTCAAGCTGTTCACAACGCTAAGAGCGGAAGGGTTAGGAATAAAACGAAGCTATGAACAGATTGAGGATTTGTGCAACCAAACTGGTTATCACAGCTATTACACGTCCTTTGAGTCGTTCAAAACAGCTTATTACACCCGCGAAAAATAATTTTTCGCAAGGTTATTGGTAGTTACCATGATAGCGTCCAAAGCTTCTTAAATTTCGCATGAAAATCACCCATATTGGCAAATAGGTTCACAGACTTCTTTAAAAGGCGAGGTAAAGACTTGCCTGAATTGGCTGTTTCGAATTCAAGTGCGGATCAACGGTCTACATTAGTTTCGGTTGCCGACGGTGAGCTATTTTTAAAAAAATTAGGGCTTGATAGCCTGCGGGTACAGGTTAATGCTGAGAACGCTATGGGAATTGCGACGTTTTACAGCTGCGTCAAATTCATCAGCAACCAGTGTGCAGCGTTGCCGTATAATGTATACCGTTCTGGAGACGATGGTGCCCCTAGGCGTGAAAGATCCCATCCCCTGGATTTCATTTTGGAAACCAGGTTTAATAAAAATATGGGAGCTTTTGTCGCAAGAAGGACAATGTATTTAAACTTGCTTGTGCATGGTTGGGCAGTTGCTCAAATTAAACGCGATAGGTACAACCAGCCTTACGAAATCATACCATTTCCTTGCAGTAAAGTCTTTATTCTGCATGAAGAGACGACTGACAGTTATTTTTTTGATGTTCCACACATTAATAAGCGGTTCTCACAGGATGACGTAATTTTCCTAAAGGATTTGAATTTTGACGGCGCTATTGGGTATTCGGTTCTTAACTGGCAGAAACAAACCATCAAAATAGACCTATTGACGAAAAAATTTACCGAGAAGTACTATGAAAATGGTACGTACATGGGCGGAATAATAATCCATCCACAACTTGGGGGTTTAAAAGACGAAGACGCTGCAAAGACAATAAAAGAAAGGGTATTACGAGCATTTGAAGGCGAAAACGGAGGGGCAGGGATTGCAATTCTACCAAAGGATTCGAATTATATCCCAATTGGACTGCCACCGGATCAATCCAAGTTAGTTGAGATATTCAATATGTCTCGCAAAGACATTGCAATGCTTTTTGGAATTCCGCTTTCGATATTGGGTGACACAGAGGTGCAATCCTCATGGGGTGCAGGGGTGGAACAGATGAATATTAACCTTGTCAATTATGTCTTCGTGCCGATCGCGACACAGACAGAGCAGGAGTTTGATTATAAATGCCTTAGGAGGGATGAAATCCTTCATGGATGTTACACAAAGCACAATTTCAGGGGCCTACTACGGGGTGACTTGAAAGCTCAGGCGGAGTACGCAGCTAAGATGGTGTCGAACGGAATCCATACTCCTGATGAGCAACGGTATTACGATGACAAAGCGCCACTACCTGGCGGAGTAGGTGCAAAAGCATACATGAACGGTAGCATGAACTCGCTGGACATTATAGAAGAAGTTAAAACAGGGAATAAGACCAAAAATGGCACTAGAAAAACGGGTACTTCCTCAGACTCTCAGTGAGATAAGGGCGGTTGAAGTTGAAGGAGGTACTTATCAGATACCAGGGAGAGGAATTGTCTTTAATCAGCGGTCTCAAAAACTTGGTTTCTTCGTAGAGATCATCGATCCTAGGGCGTTGGATGGTGCTGATATGGATGATATCGTAGCCACTTTTAACCATGATATGAACTATGTTTTGGGGCGGAGTACGAACAACACCTTGTCATTTACAATCAGCGGAGATTCTCTTGATTATGTAATTAACCTCCAGATAATCAAATAATCCGCGATATCGTACTAGCGCCGATCATTCGAAGGGATGTAACAGGAAGCTCGTTCATGTTTGGCGTGGCTAAGCGTGGCGATGAATGGGAGGAAAAACCGGACGGCTTAATCATTCGCTATGTCCGCAAGATTGAGAAAGTTTACGAATTCGGGCCGGTCACTATGCCAGCCTATACCCAAACAACTACGGACGCTGTTGCTAAACGCTCTTTTGATTCATTCATCGAGCAAAAACAGAAAGAAGAGTCTGAGCACCGTAGCCAATGGGCGCAACTACGACTACAAATGCTAGGAAAATAAAATACAGTTCATCAACAGATAAAAATGAAGAAAAGGACACTTAAGGAACTACTCGACGAGCGCGGGTTGAAGTATGCTGATGCGGAAAAACTGGCCAAAGAAGCCGATACTCGCGCATTAACGGTAGAGGAGAGATCCGCATTTAATGGCTTGAATAGTGAAATTGCTGAACTTGATTCCTTGATCACCATCGAAAGGTCTCTTGAGGCGTTTAACGCAGGCCGTGCCGCTTCTGTTGGTTCTGGATCTGAGGGAAATCGCGACACATCTAAGGCGGATCAGCGCGATTTAGGAAAGTACAACCTTAACCGCGCATTGCTCGCAAAGCTTGACGGTCGGGCACTTGACGGTATTGAGGCGGAGGTTCAGGAAATGGGCGAAAAACGCGCCAAAGAAGACGGTATTAAGCTGTCTGGCAATGGAATTGTTGTTTTGGAAGAAGTTCTTCAAAGTCGCGGACAAACCGTTACTCTCCAAATTACTAACCCTGGCGATCAGGGCGGCGTTCTGGTTGAGAAGAAATTGCAGGGTGTTCTGGAGGTGCTTCAAGCGAACACATTCTTAGAAGAAGTAGGCGCTCGGATAATGACAGGGCTAACCGGAGATTTGGTGTTTCCTGTTCAAGAAACGATGCCGGTTATCCAGGAACTTACGGAGATCGAAGCGGGTACTGACTCCGAAATCTTGTTCAGCTCTTTCGAGATGAAGCCTTTGAGAAGATTTACCAACGTGCCGATCTCTCGCCAATTGCTTATTCAATCATCTATTGATATTCAGCAAGTGGTTATTAATACAATCGGAGAATCTCTAGCTCAAAAAATGAACGCTGAGGCGATTTCTAACTTGCTCACGATCATTACCCAGGCAAATGGTAATTTGTTAGCTCTTGGTACAAACGGGGCGGCTCCGACTTACAATGATATCGTTGCTCTTGAAGCGCTTGTAGATGGTTACAACCACAAACGGGGCACACCAAAATACTTGACTAATACCAAAGTGAAGGCGAAGCTGAAAACTACTCAGAAATTCACCGGAACCAATGGAGACCCTGTTTACAATGATGATAACGAGCTTAACGGCTATCCTGCTGTAATCTCGAATATCGTGCCTTCGAACCTTACCAAAGGAACGGCGACAAACGTAGCATCCGCGATCATCTTTGGTAATTTCTCGGACTTCATGGTAGGTATGTGGGGTGGAACTGAGTATATCATTGACCCGTACACTCAGAAGAAAAAGGCTCAGATTGAAGTAACTGCGAATGCATTTTGGAATATGAAAGCTACTCGTGTGAAGTCATTCTCAGGTATTAAAGACGCTCTTACAGCGTAGTAGCACTAGGTAGATAATTAAATAGGGGGCCTAATCAGTCCCCAAATAAATTAAAAAGATGGCAGAAAAAGCAAAAGAATCCGAAAAGGAGCTTAAAACGAAGCAGGTGCAAATTACCAAATTTCATCCGCTAATTGCTCACGAAGTAGATGAGCGACCAATTCTCGAAGAATCAAAGGCTCTCGAGCTGATTGAAAAGGGGTACGCCAAAGCGGTTTAGTTAAAATGCTGCGAACGTATCCTAGAAAGTTAGTCCCCGAAACACTTGACGAGCCTATCAGTTTAGAGGAGGCTAGGTCTTGGTTACGCATGGACATTCCTGACTTTCAGGATGATGACTCCGATATTGAGGCAGCTGTAAATGCAGCAGTAGACTATATAGAAAGAGAGTGCAACCTCTCACTCACTGTCTCAGATTATGAATGGTTTACCGATTGTCTACCATGCGAAATCCGCGACACTTTTTACATCAGGAGCATTACAAGTATCGAGGCGAATACTGATGGAGTAATCACGGCGGTTGATCCGGTTAATTATGAATTAATTCCGGCGAGCAATAGGAGAGCTTACATTAAGTGGAAAAAGGATTTTTATAGTCATTCGGATCACTTTGTTGTAAAGTTCAAAGCAGGTTTCGAACTAGGGGAATACCCGGAGCGGCTATTAATGGCAGTAAGGGCGCTTACAAGCGAGTTCTACCATGAACGAGGCGACGGAATAAAGGAGAAAAAGACCATGGTCGATAGGTTACTAGCACCTTTTATTATCCCTTATGCCGGCTAAGAAAGCAAAAATCGGGATGTATAACCGCCGTCTGCAGCTAATCAGACCAATAACGGTAGCAAACGATTTCAACGAAAAGTTTACGAAGGATGTAATTGAGTTTGAAAGCTTTCCAGCTCGAAGGATAGACGGAGATAAGACAGAAGATGAATCTTCAACGGGGAATAAAAGCGCTTCAGTTCTTTCTGTTGATTGGGATTTGAGATATATACCCTTGCACAAACTTGCCATAGACACTACCTGGAAGCTCAGGGATTTGCACGACAAACGAGTTTATAAAGTTGTCGCGCCCGCTACGGAAATCGGATGGAGAGAAGGAATTCTTGTGAAAACTGAATTTGTGGAATGATCAAAATCGATGCTTCCGAACTAATGAAGCTTTCAAAAGGCTTGGAGCAATACAAATCCATACTTCCTAAATCTGCATCAATTGAAGCATTAAGGAAATCGGCTAGACCAATGTTTCGATCTGCTCAACGTTTAGTGCCGACCGGTAGGAGAATTGCAGCAAGCGGCTGGGGAGAGAAAAAAGGCTCCGACTATGCAAGAGGTAGGGCGACAGCTCGGGATTTGAGGATTAAACTAGTACCTGCGAAAGGTGATGAATCAGCTAGGTTGTTGATAGGTGTTTCGAAAGCAAAAGGGCGCGTTGGCTGGCGGACTCACTTTATAACCAGGGGATTTACTGACCGAGGCGGCCGCTTCCATCGAGCTAACGACTTTTTGCAAAACGCTTACGATTACACCATTGACATAGTTAAGGAAAATTTCAACGGAGAGCTATTAATGTCTTTCCGAAAATGGGCTAAACGAAACTTACCGCAAGGGCGGATTTAATGATAACTAAAGCATTCATTCAAAAGCTTTTAGCGACTACTTCCGTAACCAACTTAGTAGGTGATAGGATCGAGCCGAATATCATTAAACCGAAAACAGATCTACCCGCGCTGTATGTCTTCACTGATAGAATGACTAACCAGGGATGCTACGATCCTATGGGAGCAAGAACCGGCATAGTAGAAATCGGGCTTTATGCAAAATCATACACCCAGGCCTACGAAGTCATGAAAGCAGTCAGGATTGCGCTAGACGATTTTACCGGAGTGGTTAATAGCGTCGGTATCATGATCATGCGCGGCGAAGAGGTTGCCGATAGGTATGATGAGGACTCCGATACACACATCAAAGTAATTGAATACGAAGCTATTGCCGAACCAAAATAAGAATTCATCAACAATTAAAAAATAAATAATATGTCAGTTAGAGCTGTCGAGACCGTAAAAGGTATTGAGACCACCCTAGCAGTTGATAAGGCGGATAATGAAACGTTTATCGTTATCAAATGCGCTACTGATATCAACTACTCGGGAGACAAAGAAATGCTTACCGCCAATTGCTACGGCGGCAAAGAAATGATGCCTTCCGGCGACGATCCCTCATTTACTATCACAATCAACGGTATTGTAAAAGAGTACGATGAGGCAAACGAAGCTACCAACGTATCCGGAAATGATCTGGAGGATTGGTGGTTGAGTGGAGCATTGAAGAAATTTAAATATGGTCGGCCACACGTAGGAGACCGTATTCGCTCTTTTAGCGGATTCGTAAGCGCTTTCGGAGAATCAGGTACATCAAACGGGTTGCAAACCTACTCTGCTACGGTTACTCCTCTTAAAAAGCCAGTAATTACTGTTCAAGTTTAATTCATCAACATCTAAGAAATAGCGCTCTATGATTTACAGAGCGCTATTTTTAATAATCTAAATCGTATGTCAAAAAATCAAAAGCCAGCCGCTCCGGTCTCAACGGAGACAAAGTTTAACGTGAATCTCGGCGGAGATATTTACACTTTGAATTTTGGTACCACTACCTTTCTTCGGATAAAGGAATTCCGTCCAAGCCTTTCCAATGCATTTAACGTCCCTGTCGAAGTTGACGCAGCTGAAATCGTCGCGTTTCTTATTTACTGCGCTATCAAGCCAGAAGATAGAAAATGGACTAGTTACGAGGAGTTTTTGGAAGTATATGATAATTCCGAAGACCTGGATTCTAGTAAGGTGTTGACCGGGTATCAAGCAGGAGTAAAAGGTTACCTAAAAAAGGTAGAACCCGCACTACTCGCTCTGCAAAATCTAGCGGGAGATCAAGGAAAGTAAAATTTGATCCTGACGATTGGTTCAGAGATGCCGGAATGATGGGTTTGCCTCCTTCCGAATTGGAGCACATCACGCCGTATCAATTTAACCTTATGCGGGAAGGTTACGCGAAAGATCAAAAATCGCAATGGGAAAGAGCTAGACACATTTCCTATTGGGGCTATGTAATGGCCGGAAAGATGGTAGATGATCCTGCCACAATCGAAGAGTTTCTTCCGCTATCAAAAGAAGATTTGAAGGCTCCCAAACTCGCGGATCTGAAGATCAGAAAACAAACTCCCGAAGAGGAGGAGCGTGTATTCAAATATTTTAATCCTGACAAAGAATGGCCGCTGAGGTTGGAGCAGCAAACATAAGAATCGGCGCTAGTATAGCGGGTCTACTGGACGGCATGCGACAAGCAAGCGCGGCAGTTAGAACCGCTACTCTTGATATCAATAGCAAGCTGGTTGATTCTTACAAACGTGCCAGCAAAGAGCAGGCGGTTTTCAGGGGCGGACTAACGAAACTTGGAGATGAGCTAACGGGAATTGGTACAAAGTTACAACTGTTTACTACCCTCCCTGCGCTTTTTGCTATTGGCAAATCATTTAAAGACTTCGCTGAGCTTCAAAAGCTCGAAAAGGGTTTAAACCGTTACGGCGAGTCTCTAGAGAATGTCCGTGAACTTGCTAAGCTGCCAAATATCGGGATCTTCGATGGAGCAAGGAGCTTGATTAGCTTGAAAGCTATGAAGGTTAATAGCGACCTTGCTACAAGATCAATCAAGGCATTTGCTAATGCAATTACCGATGCTGGCGGGTCTGCGGTTGACTTGGAGCCTGCAATGATCAACCTCCGGCAATTCATAGCAACCAAGCATATTAATCAAGTCGATCTAAGGCAGTTATCCGCCAGGATGCCTCAGACAAACGACGCTATGCAGTCGGCGTTTGGAACGCAGGACGTTGAAAAGCTCAACGAAAAAATGGGCTCAATGGGAGTTACAAAATTCATTGAGAAATTCATAGCGGAGCTCGAGAAATTACCAAAAGCAGGCGGCGGAGCTGCAACTGCTATGGAGCAGTTAGGGGATAGTGCAACGTTCTTTTCAGCTGCGATTGGTGAAGGAGGAGATAAAGCCTTTGACATTACCGGCAAGATATCAGGCTTAGGAGGAGTACTCGATAACCTATCAACGAATTTTAAAAGCCTAACTCCAGAGGCGCAAAAATCTGTTTTCGCCCTAGGCGCTGCTGCGGTCGTAATCCCGACCGTAATAACTGCGGTAGGAGGATTGATTAAGCTTTGGCCTCTTTTAACTGCCGGTTTTGGCCTCGTGGCTACAACTGTCGGAGCGCCCGTTGCTGCAATTTTAGGAATAGCGGCAGCGGTGGGCGTTGCGGCGGCGGCGATCATTACTAATTGGGATTCTATAAAGAGTTTCCTAGTTGAAACTTCCTGGTGGAACACGCTGATAGGAGGTGCTAAATCTGCGCTCGGGGTATTAGGAGAGCTTTTTAAAGTTGTCATTAATCTAATACAGGGCGATTGGGATAACTTCGGTAAAGCAGTTGTTAACGTTTTTAAGAACATATCAAATCTGGTTGTCACCTCAATAGGGGCAACTCTTAAAGCAATAACGGGTATCTTCTCGAGTGCCGCATTAGGGCTCTTTGCGATATTCGATAAAGACATTTCCGGGAGCGACCTCTACAAGGGCATTAATTCGGCCGTAGGTAGTATTGATGGACTTGTTAATAAGTTCAAATTCGATGTGCCGGATTCTTTCGGAATGGCGAGAGGGGCAATTAAGACGGTTAAGGATGTTGTAACCGGCACTACTCCGGAGATAAAATTACTTGGAGACGAAGCAAAAGATACTGGAGGTAAGTTTGAAAAGCTTGGTGAGCAACTTTCGTATTTCGCGCAAGAGACGAAGAACATTAAATCTTCGATGCGATGGAAAGAAGAGCAGAACGAACTAACTGCAACCATAAAGGCCTATAAAGAGCTTTATGGTGTTGTTGCCGGGCTGAATGTAGAAAGGCTTAAAATCGGGGGCTCAACATTAGGCGGATCAACTTTCGCAGGCTTAGAAAGCGGCAAGGGAAAAGTCGCTGCGATAGCTGAGCAGAAAATGGAGGGTACGCTTTCGGAAGCAAACAAAGGCTCCCTGAAATTCTACTCCGAATATAATACACAGCTTGCCGCTTCTGTCAAACTTCAAGAAGCATTTGGCGCTAGCTTAGACCTTGGGAAGGCAAGGCAGTATTTCTCAGGGCTACCAAAATTAGCCGGTGAGAGTGCGGATCAGTATGCAGAAAGGCTCAATAGTATAGTCGAAGTATCAGCCCGATTGAGCGATAGTCTTTCTGATGCTTTGAAGAATGCGGCGAGCGAAACCGCCTATGCTTTTGGGGAGCTGATCGGCAATCTAATGTCCGGAGCAGGAGGTATAGAGGATTTTGGTAAAAGAGTCCTTGGATCTTTGGCGAGCATGCTCAAGGATATGGGTAAATCTCTTATAGCAGCTGGTACAGCAGGTATTGCCCTTAAAGTCTTTGGTAAGAATCCAGCACTAGCGCTAGCCTCTGGTATTGCCCTGGTTGCGCTTGGAACACTAACGCAAAATAAAATAAGTAGGCAGGCGGGAGAAGCTACAACCCGATTCGCAAAAGGAGGATTTGCATACGGCGAAATGAATGCCATTGTTGGGGATAACCCAAACTCAAGGTTTGACCCTGAAATGATTGCCCCTTACTCTAAGGTCGATCGATCAATTAAGCAAAGCATAAAGGAAAGTGGTGGCGGCTATGGAGGTGTTTACATCCCCGAGTTAAAACTACGTGGGGAAGATTTATACGTCGCCTTCAAGCGAGTTGAAGCAAACAACAAAGCATTAGGCAGATAATGGGTTTAAAGTACTTCTCGAAATATACTGATGTTGATGGAAACGGGCGTGAGGTTAGGTTCTTTAAAGAGGACTACGACGGAGCTCCTATCGAATGGGTAAACGGTTTTGGCGCTGTCACTTTTACGTGCGGCTCCTCAGATTCATTTTTTCCTGATCAGCCGATAGTCACGTCACAGGCTCGGATCAATTTGATTTTCAAACAACGCTATGATCTAAGCGAGTTTGTATTCAATAGAAAGACTTTTTTTTGTGAGGTAGTAGACACAGACCTGCAAAGAATACATTGGACGGGGTGGGTTGAGCCTTGGAATGCTGCGCACGATTACGCTAAACCGCCGTATGAAGTAAGTATTACAGCTAGTTGCGGATTAGCGCATTTGTCGCGGAAGAAGTACAAAAGCTTAAATACTAATTTCAAAAAGACCGGTCTTGAGATAGTTCAAGAATGTCTTGAGATTATCGGTTCAGATCTACCATTCCGTCTCTCTACTAATATCGTAGAGAATAGCTTTGAAGGAGAGGATTTATTGGGCTTGACCTCCTTCGAGCAGTCGATTGCTCGCTACTACAATGAAAATGGCGAGGCGTTGATGTGTGCGGAGATTGTTAATGATATCCTAAATCACTTCAATGCTGAAATAACACAGTGGGATAATAAATGGGTAATCCGGGCTGTTGTTGACAATTCGACAGGTCTTGCTACTGACTATTTTGACATTGACGCTGAGGGAATACCTATGGCGTGGCCGCAAGTATATGCGGTTAATGGTACTGATTCTGTCTCTGAAGATGGAGGCCAAATCAGAATCCTTCCACCCATAACCAAGTACAGAACAGAGGTAGATCTAGGAACTCAACTACCATTCTTCCCTAACGGGAATATGGTAATCTGGACTGAGGATGGACTTGCAGGCTGGGACTTTACCCACATGGATAAAGGTAATCCAGGCTGGGAACGCTTTGAAATGGGTACCGGTGAGGATAGTAAAGGAGTGCTTAAAATTAATGGAAAATCCCCACAGCCATATCGGAAAAGAAAGAAGTTAAAGCTGTTTCAGAAACTCACGAACGCCGCAATAAATATTAGTATAGCGGCTACCGGCGCGGTAGGTGCTCTTTTGAATAAGGGTATCATAAAAGGGAAATGGGAGGATATTGAACCAGCGCAATATATTGAATCCTCTGGTGGATCTATTGGAAGGGGAGATAAGAGTGTTACGATTTCTTTCGATTATGAAACAGAAGCCTTCGCCTCTGATATATTAATTTCTATTAGAATACCTGTTACACAGCTAGCGACCGGGAAAGTCGTTAATTTCTGGGTTGATCCAGATAGTAACGTTGCGTTATCAGGTGCAGATAAAACTGCGGCAGGTGCTTCTGAAAAGTTTTGTTTAATCCGTATCCCTCCGGTGGATATGGGTAAACTAACCAATAAAGGAAATTTAGATGCATCCGGAAACCCTAATTATCCCCCTGCAAATTTTATCCAAGGATCAAAGAACACTGATTGGACTTGGACTGTCACCGGTGTTCCGGAAGGAGAGTTTAGAAAAGTCGGGGGCGTTGATGGTGTTATCGTTGAGAATGGAGATCTAATTATTGCTCGTGTTCCTAATAATGGAGGAACTCAGGCGGCAGTGGGCGCAAGCTGGGAAGTTATAAGTATTCGCAACAATACAAAAAAAGGCTCATTCTCTCTTTCAGTAGCGCTTAATACTCTATTTATTACTAAACCTGGGGAGCCATTTCCAGCTGATAAAATCTACGTTCGGTTTTATAAAATGGCCGACGATGAAGGTTTTCCGGGTGACTGGTATAAGGTGTACAACCTGAACGGACGATTAGACGGATTTATAGCGAGCGATGCTTCTGCCAAGTATGCTACAACCTTAGAACGTGGTAATGTTACCGACGAAGAGGCTGCTACCATCAACCTTATTAGCGGGGATTATAACCCTTGGTATAGCGGCTCTTGGACTAAACCAGGTTCAATAGAAAATACAAATTCCTGGAGAAGGCGACCGTTCTTGAAGGAGAGCATGAGCATTTATCGAGCTATGATGCTCGACCGCTTATGTATGACTAGCAGGCCTTTAATTGTGTTTGAGGGAAAAATCATTATCCGCCCTAAAAAGAACGCAATTAGTTATCTGCACCGCCTCATGTTCGAGGATCAGGGCAATAAGATATTTAGAATTGTAAGATACTCTTACAATGACTACCTGAGGCAGGCTAATGTAACTGCAATCGAAGTAAAATATGAAGAAATCCCGGCTTCCGAGTTAAAACAGGATTCTTACATACCTGGCTCTCGTCAGCTAAACACCATTCCAGGGCAAGGAGACGGGGTTTATCCATCTAAACAGGACAGTACTAACGGCCGTTTAAACGCGGAAGATTTACCCCTAGAAACTGAGGAAATTGTTGAGTTAGTTCAGGCCTCCGGAAGAATGGCTTCGTTGTTCGATAAAGTCCCTCCGTTGGTGTTTACCGCTGGTCAGGTTGGCACAGATTCGGTTGATCTTAATAAGTATGTAGCAGATTACCTCTTGGAGATTGAAGAGGATTATGATCTAGCTGATCAGATTAATTTAAACCTTCTGAAATGGGAGTTAGACGAAAGGCCTACATGGGTTACTTCTCAAAGTGTGGTCTTCTTAAATGTTTCGGTAACGGGAAAACCAATTTCTCCGGGAGAGTATTCTATTACATTTAACGTTTCTGAGGTCGATGCTGAGCCGCTTCTCGATGATGAGGGTGTAGAAATCGAGGTACCGATTGTTAAAATTCCGGTTACTATACCAATTGTTGTCTATCCTAAGACAATCATTGGATACGAATATCTAAACAGCTCTGCCGCAACTCCCGTTTTGATTGGTAGCCTACCTGGCGTTTACCAGGTTCAAACTAAAAGCGATTTCCGTGTAACAATAAACGGCTCGCATACGAAATGGCAGATATCCATCTTTGGAGGAGGCAATACCAGTGATAACGAACCTTACACCGTTAGTCAAGAAGTTTCGCTAACCAATAAGGGAACTTACAGGATGTTTGATGAAACAAACGGTATTGTTTTGCCTGCGGGTAATTACCGAATGTTCGTAACAACCTGGATAGGAGAAACAATTGTTAGCCGTAACAACATAGTATTTACGCTTTACGATGAAGAGTTTTTAAACCTGCTGAAATTTTTCTTTACCAAAAGTGGAACCCAGCTGGCTCCGATATCGTACGACGGAACAACTGCATTAATCAATCCCGGTGCGGCTAACATCCAAACGGTAATAACCGACACCGAGCACGACAAGGTAGTAATTGTACTTGATAAGATGCCTGATGAGGCGGAATTGTCAAGAAAGACGCATACTCTCGTTAATTCAGCCACAAGCGGGAATTACAATCTTTATGATGCAGATCAAGAGTTTGTTCCGGGAGACTACAGGGCTACAGCTTACTTATACCTCGATGAAGAGGAAGTATTAGTAAGGTACGTTCATTTTAAGATTAACAAAAAGTCAGCTACTCCGGTTGGCGGATTATTGAAGCTAACTCAAAAGGTAGCCGCAGGTACAACTACTTTTAAAGATATCGCAACACTCCCAGAAACGGGGGGATTGTACGCTTTGCCGCAGCCAGCATTTAACGTGTTGTCTGATTCCATTACAGAAGAATTCGATTGGGAGGGGCACACGTACGAACAAAAGAGGGGAGATAAGCTCATCCTGGTAGACTCTGGATCGGTTACTTACCCATATCCTGTAACTCAATCACAATATTACATCTTCGGTAATGTTGGTAGTGTTGGAATAAAGGGAGTCCACGTTTCACCATCGAGCCAGCGCGCAACAGTTACTAGGAGATTAGGCGGCGAGTCGGGAGAGGTAGTGGCGATTTTGAAATCTGATTTTTCTTTCGGGGTTCTTGAGGATCTTGAAGATGTTGAAACAGAAACGCCTGGGGGAGGGCTTACCGATTATATAGCTAGAGACGGTCTGGCGGAAGAAATTATTGATTACATCAAGTATTTCGATGTTCTGTATGATGGAATCTCAATCGGGTTAAATGCAGACAATGAACTCGAAGTCCTCGATGAGGGGATAACTTTTTCGAAGATCCAGAACTTACCGTCTATGACGGTGATAGGCAACCTGTCAGGTACTAGCGGCGTGCCTTATGCTGTCGATGTTAAGGATATAATGGAAGAGGCTGAGTTGGGAGACCTAATCACGGCCATTGCAATAAAAGACTACATCACGCAGCAGCTGGCGGATTCCCTAGCTGACTATATGCCTTTAACGATTGCTTCGACTGGTAATATTATTCCAGTTTATGCGGGCGATGTTAATGCATATACCTTCACAGGTATTTCTTTGTTGAGTTCGGCAGCTACGGACATTCCAAATACAACGCCTGGGATGCTTATCGCAGGCGCAAATGGAAATAATGTATCACAGCTTGTAATTACCCGATCAGGGGATAATTCTTATTATCGTGGTGTCACAGCCGGGGCGCTTGGAACGTGGTATCAGATAGCCTCTCGACAGTTTACAGATACTACCTATGTGAAGGGCACCCCATCCGCAGTAGATTGGGATATTGTACACAATACGCCCAAAAGCTTCTTTAATACCAGTACCGCAAACGCGCCAACTGCCGCCGCGTATCATGGTGTATGGTTATCTCATTCGGGTAGTGCCTCTTATGGTACAGAGCTAGCTTTCCGAAATGGTGCAGCATGGTTAAGAAGCAGAGAAGTAAACGTTTGGGGGCAATGGATTCAGTTAGCCGACAGAAATTGGGTAAACGCAAAACAAATAGTTGCTGGTTCTGGATTGATTGACGGAGGCACTTTGCTAGACAATCCGTTAACTATTAACCTTGGTACGCCTTCAACATTATCCAATTTAACCACGAATGCAGCGACAGCAGATAGCCATACTCACGCGATCACAACGGGAAACCTAGTTCAAGGTGCAAACATTGTTTTAACCGGGGATTTAGCAAATAGGTTAATTGGCGCTGGTAATGTGACTATCGCGGCAACGGCTATTCCCTGGACAATCGTCACTAACCGCCCCACTACAATTGATGGCTTTGGGATCACTGATGGAGTAAGAGTTAATGATTTAAACCTAGCCTTAACAGGCAAGGAAAACACTTTTAGTAAAGGTGACTTAATACAAGGGTCAGGTATTTTACTGCAAGGAATTTTAACAGATAAACTTGTAGGCTCTAGCGATGTTACTATTTCCCTTCAATGGTCAGGAGTAGCGGCGGGATCTTACCGCCGTGTAGATGTTGATTTGTTCGGGCGGGTAACAGGAGGCAGCAACCCGACTACGCTAGCAGAATACGGACTTGACACAACCGTATTTAATAAGACGGAGATAAACGGCTTTTTAGCTGGGAAAGAAAATACATTCTCGAAAGGAAACCTTGTCGAAGGATCAGGAATAAATATCAGTGGTACTCTAGCTGGTAGACTTGTAGGAGCGTCGGATTTAACGATTGCCCTTCAATGGTCTGGCGTAACAGCGGGTACCTATCGTTCCGTAACGGTTGACCTATTTGGAAGAGTGACGGGAGGTTCTAATCCGACTACCTTAACCGATTATGGACTTAATACTACGGTATACACCAAAGCAGAAGTTAACGCTTTGATTTCTTCGTCGGCGGGTATAGATGGATCAGGAACAACGGGTTACTTTCCAAAGTTTATAGGCGCTACCACGCTAGGGAATAGTGTAATGCGCGATACTGGTGCAGAAATCAATATTGCGGATATTAGATCTTTCGGAGTAGAAGGCCCCGCTGCGATGAGAGACTACCTTCACGTATGGGGATATGCGTCATTTGGAACGGCGAGTAGTCACGGCACCTTAGTAATCCATAATCAAGCCAGCGCAACAGCGGACGCGAGTGCAGCCTTAGAAATAAGAAGTACATCTAAGGGACTTTTGTATCCTAGAATGACGCAGGCTCAACGACTAGCAATTGTAAATCCGGCGAAAGGATTGGTTGTCTACCAAACAAATACAGTACCCGGGACTCCGAGTTCTGACGAAGGACTTAAGGTTCATGTCACAGGCGGTTTCTGGGTAGGAATGGCCGAGAAACCAGCATAAAAATTCATCATCAATCTAAATCAAAATGGAAAGCAACATCAAGAGGATTTTCGATTTCACGGCAGTAGCAAACAAGTACCAGGAGAAACACCCTGAGGAAACAAAGTTGCTTCACTCAATAAAACGGGTACTTCCAAGTGCTCAGGCCTGCATTGCCGAATATCGGGAATTGCAAGAGGATATTGATATTGAATTTGCCAATACGGACGAACACGGTTCAATCCTGTTTACTATCGGATCTAATGGATTGCGAGAGTACAAGTTTAAAAAAGAGTCTCTAAAACAAAGGGATGAAGCAAGCAAGAAATTGCTAAACGAGCATCAATTCAAAGTGGATGAACACATCTCCGCTGAGCTCCCCGAAAGTTTCAGGGAGGAATACAGACAATACTTTACCGGTTTCGTAATAGACTAAGGATGAGCAACCAACCAGTTAAGATAGGTACATATCCTATATTTAGAGATAATCCATTCTCCCTTCAGGTGGAATTTGCCACTCCGGAGGCGATAGTTTCCCCTGTTGTTGTTGAGATATGGAGAAAGGGTATATTGATCACAACCGCAGCCGCATCGGTATCCGGAAGCTTCATTTCTTTTACTCTATCAAAAGACTTACTGAATAGCCTCACTTTGTACTTATCCTATGATTTGTACGTCAAGATGGGAACTGCCTATCAATTGTGGGCACCAATAACTATAACTACGGAGGGATCGGTTTCTGATACGCGATCGGCGATGGTTTCATTACCTTCTGTTGGTGTAGTTAAAATTTCCACATACAGCGATTTTGCGTCAGTTCAAGAGGCTAAACTATACAGTGAACAGGCTAAAACATACAGAGATGAGTCGTTTGTTAATTCCCGTACCTATATCCCAATGGGAGATTGGAACGCGACAACCAACACGCCTACCTTAACATCAACAGCGCCAGTCGCAGACGCTCAAGGCCGCTACCGGGAGTACATTATTACCGATCCCGGAAATATGCTATTTGGTATATCGAACGTAGCTAATGGTGCACCTATCGGTTATGGAACTCTTAAAGCAAAGGCAGGTGGACTCTGGTTTTACAGTGCTGCGGATTCTGCCGCGCTGGATCGAGTCGCTAAACTGGAGAATACTTTTTCAACTGGCGTGAACCTGTTCGATTACGAGACCATGGTTGAGCCTGGCGGCGTAGACTCGGCGGGTAATGGGACAGTAGCGGGAGGCAATTTTAGGGGTACTATGAATATCCTCCCGAATACTACTTATACCATTTCAAATAGGCTCACAAATTTATATATTCGATTTGGGAACGCGGCGAACACAAAGGTTGGTTTTCATGCTTTTGCTGGTCATGTTGATGCTCCTGTAACTTTTACAACTCCGGCTACCGCCGAGAAAATGCTATTTTCGTTTTATAACGAAACCACGCAGGGGAACGTACCTAAAGATAAATTCCAAGTACAACTTGGTACGCCTACTGAAGTAGTAACCTATCCATATTACAAGAAAATGGAGAAGTTAGCTTCTAAGGTAATTGACTTTGCAACCCTAGATAATGCTGGCACTGAGGACAACTCAATCGTAAACAGACAGGCGGTTAAGGATTATTTGATCGAGAATAAATATCGTAAAATGGACGGTATTACAGAGTACTCGCTTAATCTAGCTGATCCTAAATATATCGTTGAGCATGCATGGGTACATAATACTGCCGGGCGCTGGATTAGGGAAAACGATAAAAGAGCGCTGGTTATTCCTCTCATTCCCGAAACAGCTTACAGATTGACCGGAAGAGGCTGGAATACTACGCTTTCGTTTTTCACCTCAAATAAAGGAGACAGGGCTTTAATAAGTCAAATAACCACAACAGCCGCTTCTATCAATTTCACAACGCCAGCTCACACCGGCGATGTTTGGCTCTATACATCAATTGACTTTGATGCAACAACGTGGAACGCTACAAATGGTACGCTTATGCTTTCGCAAGGCGTAGTTGCCAGACCATACGAAGCGCCTGGCGTAAAATCTTTCACGCCAACACACATTGAGGACACCCCGATAAATTTTGTGTCCACATCGGGTACAGAAAAACAGATTAAACTAGCTGACCGTAGCCTCATAGGTTTTTGGAGTAATAGCTATTCCGAAGGCTACCCCGCCTTACCTACAAAGGATTATATCAGTGTGATATCTCAGTTCTCAGATTGGGGAACTTACAACTATGGTTTATCCGGTCAAGATGTCGCGCAGATTTTAACCAGAGTGAGGGCTGATACAGCAAGATGGGTTAACGGCGTAACGCCTACTTCATACAAAGGCGGAGGGTATATTGTTATAATGGATCTTACTAATTCCTCGGGGCACGCAATGTTTGCCTCCGGGTATGAAACGTATTTCGGGCACGTAAAAAACCTTTGTGAAATAGCGCTAGCCAATGGATATCAACCAATCATTGCAAGCGAATGGAAGAACTCAAATAGTACTGAGTTTATCTATGCAGCAATGAGCGAATTTGCTAATCAAAACAACATCATGTTTGCCGATGTTTATGACACCGCACGATTTTTAATAGGCTCGAAACCTGCTAAATATTATTCGCTTGATCACCCAGGCGTAAGGACTAACAGGCTACTATCCGCTCCCTTCTCACGCTACATCAATACTTTGCCGCGTCCTGAATGGGGGATTAAAATATTCCGCAAAAGAGCGCAAAAGTCAGTAGCTACAATCGCTGACCTAGGGTATAATACGATAGCCGCTCGAGCCGAGTTCTTTAAGGAAATCCACAATTCTACGCGAGTTATCCAGGACGGTTTTAAACAGTACTACGATGATTTAGCAGCATTGTCAGCACTAGGCTATAAGATTGATAACGTATTTGAATATGATACGCTGCAAGCTGGTGGGAATATCCCAATGCAAGATTATATGCTTACCGAGTTTATTATTAACTCAACCAGCGTTAACACAAAATCGTTGAAAGTTTATATAGGCGCTTCCGGTCTGACTACCTATGCGTACAACCGAAAAACTCAAGTCTGGGACGCTATCGCCAACACAGCCGGAACGATCACTATTGCAGATCCGCGTTTGTACCTGCAATACGACAAACTAAGTATACTTTCCTTCAAAGCGAGTGCCTTTACAATCGAAGAGCCGTATATATTATTTGACGGTATAGAAGGCAAGAAGCCGCTAAGCAAGCCATTACCAGCAAGAAGAAGCGGTACTAATCTGCTTGCTACTTCACATTTCAACGCAGGGGTAACAGGCTGGACTGTAACCGGCACAATGGCAGCACCCGCAGCGGCCAACGATAATAGTATGCCTACTGGAGTGACACAAGTAGCGACCATCTCGACGGGCGTAACCGTGAGGCAGTCGGTAACCCTGGCAGCATCAACAACAGTACCAGTAGCCCCAAAAAGGAAAGCTCAAATTGTTGTAGTAGGTAGGTATAACCCGGCAAGCTACCCTTCAAGCTCTACCTACCCGGTAGGAAGTCCAATAACTGAGGACACCTTCGACTTTGCTAAGGTTAAGATCATTATCACAAAAGGGGCTAACTCCGCGGTGAGCAATGAGCTTGTAGGTCTTTGGTGGGAAGATATTAGAATAGACTGCGATATTCAAAGCACAGATACAACAATCTCAGTAGCCGTACAGCACGTTGATAAGGACTTTGAATTAGCTAGCGTTTCACTTGTTATTGAGTAGTAACCTTCCTGTTGAATTTCTCGATTTAGATAATAGTACGTAAAAAAGGGGCTTTTGGCCCCTGATTTATTGCAATTAGTTAAGAGATTCAATATTAGCGGCTCTCAATACTTCAAGCTCATCAAGCACTGCTTTTATGTCGTAATACATAGTTCTGAAATTTCCAGACGGAGGCAGAGGCTCCTTCGGGTTTACATATTTGAAACCAAACTCCTCATAATAACTCGAAATATCATAGTTTGTGTCTGGGTCGTAGAGGGCATCCACGGTAATAAATCTGATTCCTACTCTATAAATAAGATCTGTTATTATATATTCAATTGCCCATTCCAAAAGTCTCCTTCCAGCCCTTTTTGCTCTCTTATCAGCCGCGAGCCATCCGATTTTGATTGCGGGAAATGTGATATAACCAACACCCTCGTTCTTCAATAATGGAGCCTCAGTCATTAATTTATCAGCCATTAATGTGATGTATGCTGCTACTTTTTCTTCGTGCTCTATTATCCAGCACCTACTAGTTAGCGCCTTGCATTCATTTTTTATCTTGTGTCCCTTTATGTAAGTAGCGAAATCATTCCGTACACACTTAAAACCCTGACCTATATCATCTAGGTCAGGGTTCAATTCTTTAACTTCGTATTCAGAAAAGTCTACTCCTTCAAATCTACCTTGAGACATTATTTTTCTGCTGCTGAAATATCCTTTCTGCTATCCTTTTTGCTGTTGCCTTACCTTGATCAGAAGCGACATAGCCACCAGAGTTTACTGCTCTAAGTAAAGTTCTAGCTTCTCTGCCAACAACTGGCTTTGATACTGTGTTGCCTGTATATTTCATGATCTTACTAATTTTATTTCCTCAAAAGTAACAAAACATTTACAAAAACATTTACAATACTTAGAGTTATTATTTCCCAACTATCTGGTTTTCAGGCTATTTTTGAACGTTTAGGGGGTCTTAATATTTAGACTAAAGTACTGTCAATCTGGCATTTGAGCTGAGTTGCGTATATTGGTTATAAGAACAAGATGCACCTCAGGAATTTTAATACGTTTTTGAGGATTTTTCCTCACAAGGCAGTTATAATACGACTTAGGACAAAGTAAGGCAGGCATTAGGAGGGGGCGGAATGCGACTTAGCGTTCACGCACCTCATCGATCATCTTTTCTATTTTGGTGATGCGCTTATTAATCTCAGGATATATCTAGCCGAATGGTTATGAATATACTATTGAGCGTCCTTCCTCAGTTTCTTATCAACAGATTTCTGGATTTTGGTATACCAAAGCAATATTCCAGATATGAATAGAATTAGTCCTGTAAATACCCCGATTTCCTTCATTCCATTTATATATTCTAATCTCTTTTTCTTAATTAGGACAAGATTTTCTCGGTATTTAGAGAAACTTTTATTCGGATCAAAATTAGAGAACGATATACTGCGCAAAGAGTCTAAGATCTCCTTTTCCAACACGTATCCATAATTGTCAGCTAGTTCCGGATAGGCTTTTTGTAAGAATTCCTGCTCAGCTCTATACCCTGCTTTTCCGGAGTTCCGCACCAAAGAATTCATTTTCAGTTTCCGAGTTATTGAATCTGCCGAGGGGGCTTTTTTGAAGTATGTCTTAATGAGTTCGAGGTGGGCTTTGCCGTTCTTGTTCGAAATTTCAAGCGAATCCGCTCTACGTCGGGTCTCGTATTCTTGGCGTGCAATCTCGATCAGGTATTCTTGCTCGATAATGTCTGGATAAACAATAAAGAATACAACCAAAAAAAGGCCCGAGAATGCGATAAATTTGTATAGATTATCGGAAGGAATTTGAGGTAAAAAGTCAGACAT